CTTGGAAAGAAAACTACTTTACAGCTTTCAGATAACAGTAGATCAATGATTGAAAAGTTAGAAGAACTGATTGATGAAGCAAGGAGATTTTGTTTTAAAATTCGTTAGTCTGGCCAAACTTATTTTTTAAAAAAGTTATAGCATCAATCTGGCTCATGAAATCTAATAGATTTCATGAGCTTTTTCATTAAAAGTTTGACAAAAAAGTTGCCCACACATAAATATTTCTGTAATAACTTAATGAACAATAAATTGTTCATTACAACCATATCGGAGAAAGCAAGCAATGGATGAAATCCTTAAAAAACTGCTTGAATCTGATCTTCTAAGTGAAGAGACTAAGGTACAGCTAAATGAACAGTTTAAAACTGTTGTTGAAGCTTATTTGGCTGAAGAACGCTCTAAACTTGAAGTTGAGATTCGCTCTACAATGACAGAAGAATTTGTTATTGCCAGAGAAGAGCTTGCCGAAAAGATCGACCTTAAGGTTGAAGAATTTCTTAAATCAGAATTTGACGAGCTGAAAGAAGACATTAACAAGTTCCGTGACTTGGAAGTTGAATATGCCGAGAAGTTAGTTGAAGACAAAGAAAATCTTGCAGAGATGCTCAATGAGCAACTTGACCAATTAGTCGATAAGCTAGACGCGTTCCTTGAAGTTCGTCTTGATGAAGAGATGTCTGAATTAAAAGAAGACATTGAAGATGTTAAGAAACTTGAATTTGGACGCAAGATCTTTGAAGCTGTTGAAACTGAATTCAAGAAATTCCGTAAGGAAGATCTTTCTTCAGTTGAAAGTGAACTAGCAGAAGCGCTAGATAAGCTTAATGACGCTGAAACCCGTCTTGCTGACATTGAACAATCTCGTCTTGCTGAGGCAAGAAGTACCAAGATGGAAGAATTACTCGCTCCACTGGGTGGAAACGCTCGTGAGCAAATGAAGATCATTCTTTCAAACGTTCCAACACAAAAACTCGATGAAGCTTTCAAAGTTTATATTGGAAGAATTCTTAGAGAAACTACTGTTGAATCTAAGAAAGAAGAAAATCTGAAAGCACCTTTGAATGAAGGTAAAGATGATAAAACTAATAAGTCTACCATTTTTACTGGAAATGAAGAAGAACTGCTTGAGGAAGTAACAAAGCCAAGCGAACAGCTATCTCAGGTTGCACGTATGAGAAAGTTGGCTGGTTTAACTGCAAGATAATCTCTTAGGAGCCTAAACAAATGAAGGAACTCTTCGAAAACTGGCAAGATACCAAGGCCGCTCTTCTGGAAGGTCTGGATCAACGCAAAGCTTCGATCGTTTCTACGGTTCTTGATAACCAAGCCAAGTACCTTACTGAAACGGCCGGCGCTGAAGCAACTTCCACAGGTAGCATTGGAAGTTTCCAAAAAATTATTCTCCCAATGGTACGTCGTATCATCCCGGGAACAATCGCTACTGAAATTGTCGGTGTACAACCGATGACTGGTCCTACGGGATTGGTGTTCTCACTACGCTTTGCATACAAGGATGCTGCAACTACTACAGAAACTCCTGGTGGTGACATTGCTGTTGGTGATGAAGTATTTGGTAATACCTCCTCAACTATGCCGTATGCTTCTAAGATGCGTCGTTTTTATTCTGGTGGTATCAATCCTTCTGCTTCTGGTGGTATGTATGATGCTAACGGTGTTGCTGTCGGTGGTGCTTACGCTCCTGCTGCTGGTTTCTCCTTGGCTTCTAACCCTCTCTCAGGTGAAGCTGGTGACGTAGTTGACATGGAATCTTTCCCAGGTCGCGCACTCGGACTCCAAGTTCTTCGTCAACCTGTTGTTGCTAAAACACGTAAGCTCCAAGCTAAGTGGACCATCGAAGCTATGCAGGACCTCTCGTCTCAGCACGGCTTAGACCTTGAAGCTGAAATTACGCAAGCTCTATCAGCTGAAATCGTTCATGAAATCGACAACGAAATCGTTACTGACTTGATTCGCTTGGCTGGTACAACTGAAACGTTTGATATGAGTGGTACTTTCACTGGTACTCCTCACTACGTGGGTGATCGTCATGCTGTTCTAGGTGTATTGATTAACAAAGTTGCAAACGAAATCGCTGCTAAAACACGTCGTGGTGCTGGTAACTTCATCATCGTGTCTCCGCAAGTTGTTTCAGTTCTTCAATCTGCTGCTAAGTCGGTGTTCGCACCTGCTGTTAGCGGTTCATTTGAAGGTCCTAACAACACTCGTTTGGTTGGTACTTTGAATGGTACGATCAAGGTTTATAGCTTCCTGTTCAACGCTTCCTTTGGAACTGTTGCTGCTAGTTCTGCTGTACCTGGTGGTGCAACACCTTCTTCTGACATCGTTCTAGTTGGATTCAAGGGTGGTAGCGGAGAAACTGATACTGGTTACTTCTATTGCCCATACATCCCGTTGATGACCAGCAATGCTGTGGTTGATCCAAATACCTACAATAACCAATTATTGGTGATGACCCGCTACGGTAAAGTGACGTTCGTTTCGAATACCACTTCACTGGCAAACTCTGCTGATTACTATGGAAAAGTTGTTGTAAACAATTTGACGTTCCTGTAATCAAAAAGTAGTTTAGTATCAATAATTTAGGACTCTTCGGAGTCCTAAATTACTTTCTTTGACAAATTCTATAGATTATGATAAATATTTTGAAAATTTATTATAATGAATATTGAAGGAGAAAGATTAATGTTAGACGTTCAATTGTTTATAAAAGACGATGGTTCACTTAATCTAAGTAAACTTACTAAAAGTCAAGATGGAAAGCAGTTTTTAACTGAAGCAATTAAAATTTATGGTGAAGCAGGAGCTGCACAACTTGCATATAGAGTTCTACATAAGATAGATATTTTACCCAACTGTAAAACTTGTAATGTTCAATTGACATCTAAAAATTTTATTAATTTTAAACAAGGTTATAGATCGTTTTGTTCTAATAGTTGTGCTTCTAAAAGATCAAACAATGAATATCAAATAAAACTTAGTGAGTTTTCAAGTAATCTAATTTTACATAGTAGTGTAGATCATTGTACAGACATAGTTCAAGTAACTAATAGTAAGTGTGGACATAGATTTAATGTCATCTATCGAAACCTTTTTAGTAATGACAACTATTGTCCTGTATGCGGTGGAAAACAAAGAGCTAAATATGCAACAAAAATTATAATGGAACGTTCAAAAGAAGAGATAGAACGTCTATTGCCTCTTGTTGGAACTAATTATTCAACTTACTTAAAAGTTGTTAGAATTTTAACATCTAAAACTTATAACAACAATCTTGAACGAGTAAATCCTAATGGATTTACATTAAGTAGATATTCTTACAATCTTGATCACATCGTGCCTATAAAAGAGTGTTATCGTCATTCTATTGATGTGTATACTGCTGCTAGCATTGAAAACTTGAAGGTAATAACTGCAAAAGAAAATCTTTCTAAAAAAGCTAAGATGATACCAGAAGCAATGACGTTACTTAATAAATGGTTATCTGAAGAAAAAACAATTAATTCTAATAGTTATAATGTTAATCAACTTTCATTAGCTCAATATATGACTGAATTAAATTCATCTATTGATGTTAGAATTGTAAAACTATCTCAAAATCATAGGATGGAAGTTGGACCGATCTATATTTTTGAAGATGAGTGGATGTTTAAGCAAAAGATTGTAAAAAGTAGATTATTATCAATGGTTGGAAAAGCTAAACGAGTGTTTGCTAGAAATTGTAAGATACGAGAAGTTAATGATCTAGAAGCAAATTCATTTTGTGAACATAATCATATTCAAGGAAGTGTAAGCTCTTCAATTAGACTAGGATTGTATTTTAATGAAGAGATTGTAGCAATCATGACTTTTGGAAAACCTAGATTTAATAAAAAATACGATTGGGAGCTATTACGTTATTGTACTAAATTAGGTACTACAGTTGTTGGTGGTGCTAGCAAATTATTGACGCACTTTAATAAAATTAAAAAAGATCAAGAAACAATAATTACATATGCTGATCGTAGATGGAGCAAAGGAAATTTATATAGAGTACTCGGTTTTGAAGAGTTAACTCCATCTACTCCGGGATATTTTTATATTGATCAACAAAAAAAGAAACGAATCAATAGAGTATCAGCACAAAAGCATAAATTGCTTTCTTTGTTGGGTGATAAATTTGATCCATCTTTAACTGAATTTGAAAACATGAAGCGTGCTGGATTTGATCGAGTATATGACTGTGGTAATTTAGTTTTTGTACAGAAATAAAGTAATTTAGATCTTTGAGAATAATTTAAGCTTCATTTAGATGAGTATGACGTAACACTTGATCATTCTTATCATGGGGTGAGTGGAATGAAGCTGAACTTATCGATAAGCTAAAAATTGTAAAAGAGTTAGGGATAAAAACTTGTTTATATACTGGAGAAGAATCAATTTCTGACAAGATCTTATCAGAACTTACTTTTTAGATGTTAATGATCTCAAAGATACAATTATTAATAGGATCCCAGATAATTATGATGTGGTGAAATCCAGCATCTTTACTAGCTAAATGTTTAGCAATATTTTTCTCAACTTCTTTATAATATGTATAGGTACTTTTAACCTCAATTAACATGTTCTTAGATTTAATAAAAACGTCTGGATAATATCTTCTAATTTTACCGTCAAAGAAATAAGAGATTGTTGGTATATTAGTACGTTCTAGCTCAACATCATCTTCAGAGATGTCATTCTTTAGAAGATAGTTGATCACATAATTTTCATAACCTTGGTACTTAATTACTTTTCCAGAAGGCAACATCATCTCTTTACCCTTGGATCTACTTTTGAGTTGGTTTCTCATGCACTTATCAAAAATTGTTTGGTCTTGTGTTATGTGTTCAACTCCATATCTCTGTAGATTAGTAGCTTTTATCTTAGCACGAATTTTTTTTGATTTTAGAGGATTGTCTACACCGTAACGTTCTAAGTTTGTTAATTTTGTTTGAACTGGATTCCATCCATTTTGTCCATATAGTCTAATCTTTGTTGTTTTGATTTTATCATTTATCTCTTTTACTTGACACGGATTATCTACTCCATAACGTTTTTGAAATGTTACTTTTATCTTTTGTTTAATCTCAGGTGCTTGAAATATATTATCAACCCCATATTTTTCTTTGATTGCTTTCTTATGTTCAACAGATCCAAAACTTCCAGGTTTGACTGGGTATAATTTTCTGATCTTGTTCTTAAATTCTTCATTTTTTGTGTGTGGTCCACCATATCTTTTTAATTCAGTTTTTTTGATCTTTTCATTTCTTTCTGGATCATTTGCTGCACATTTTTGACTGCAAGTTTTGTTAAATCCAGAAATTGTGTTAATAAAACTAACAGGTTTACCACAGACAGAACATACTGGTCTTGTAGAAAGGTTATGTTTAACTGAATAAAAAAGTTCTTTGTATGTTTTAAAAATACTTTGGCAGTTAGCTATTCTAGTTAATTCTATTTCATTTATTTTTGATGTTCTCTTATTAAAATTTATTTTTTTAAGTTCAATAAATTGATGAAATTCAAGTTGAACATCAATTAAATTCATTTTAGTATCTCCATTGGTATAGTTTAATAGATAAAATATTTATGAAATAGTATGATGAGATGATTGAATTTCTTAAATAATCAAAACAAATTCTTAAAGGAGAATTATTATGGTTTTGGTTAGCCCTGGAGTTTCCGTAACAATTATTGATGACAGTTTCTACATCCCAGCTTCTGCACCTACTGTGCCTTTATTCTTTATTGCTACCCGTGGTGATAAAAAACAAACTGATGGGATTACTGATGCACCTGGTTGCAAAGAACACAGCATTGTACGCACAATTACGTCATTAAATCAATCAGTACAAACATACGGAATTCCTTACTTTAGAAGTGATTCTAGCGGTGCAGCATTACACGGAGATTGCCGTAACGAATATGGTTTGTTTGCGCTAAATCAATATCTTGCTGTAGGTAACCGTGCATACGTTGTACGTGCAAACGTTGATACCTCAGATAACGACATAATTACTTTTAGTTCAAGCACTCCGATTTTTGCTGGAGCAGGTAATGGAAATCTTGTTAATATTGGAATTAACCAGTTTAATGCTGTAACTGAGCTTTGGACTGCTACTGCTACAAGCCCAACTACCTTTGCGATCTCTGGTTTCTCTTCAGGAACTCAAGGACACGCTTCAGTCGGAGTTCCTTATAACAATGGAATCGTTTCATTTACGATCAATAACGGTACTACCCCGTTTGCTGCAGGTGATACTTTTACGTTTAACGTCTTGAGCACTACGATTTCTAATCCGTTAGGTGCTAATGATGCTGCAAAGCGTGTTTCAATAGTTACTGCACTTCAAGGTGAAATTAACTTGAATCAAGATGTGCGTTCAGAGATCTATGAATACAATCTGATCATTTGCCCTGGATATCATGAAGTTGTCGATGAGCTGTTAAACTTAAACCAGTCAATCAATGAAGAAGCCTTTGTGATTGCTGACACTCCGTTTGACAAGACTCCAGAAGATACTGCAGTATGGTCAATGACCGTTGCTCGCTATCGTAGTCAAAGCGTTGCTTATTACTACCCACATGCACTTGCATCTAATCTTGACGGTAAAGATGTAGTTGTAGCAGCTTCGGGTGTAGCTCTTAAGACATACTCTTACTCTGATAATGTTTCAGAAGTTTGGTTCCCACCTGCTGGATTTAGACGTGGTGTAGTTACAGGTGTTTCAAATGTTGGGTATGTGTCAGGTACTTTGGGAACTGCTACCACATTTGTACAAACACCTTTGAATCAAGGTCAACGTGACGTGCTGTATGAGTTCCAAAAGAACATAAACATCATCCCGTTCTTCCCTGGACGTGGTATTGTGGTGTTTGGACAAAAAACTTCTTACAGTCTTACTTCAGCTCTTGATCGTGTAAACGTTATGCGTATGCTGGTTAAGATCAAGCGTGACATTCGTAAAGCTTCACTTGCTTACTTGTTTGAATTGAACGATCGTATTACACGTGAATCAATCAAGCAAATGATTGATGGATACTTAAACGACATCATGTTACGTCGTGGTCTATATGATTATGTTGTTATTTGTGACGATAGTAATAACACACCCACTCGAATTGATCGAAATGAACTGTGGATCGATATCGCGCTGAAACCAACAAAAGCCGTGGAATTTATCTACATTCCAATCCGTGTTGTAAGTACTGGTGCTTCTTTGCAATAATTAACTGAAGTTCTAAATAAAGCCGTAAAATGTTATGTTTTACGGCTTTTATTTACAATATCATTTTGGTTATAAGTAATATTGTTAAGTTTAATAGGAACCCAAAAATGATTGAATGCTTAATTTGTAACCGAGCTTTTGAAAAGATGATCTCAAGTACTCACTTGAAGACACATGGAATAACTTCTAAGCAATATAAAGAACAATTTCCTGGTGCTTCTCTCGTGTCTGAAGAAGAAAAGCTAAGAGCGTCTGAACATGCGAAGAGTATTAATGTAAAAGGTATAAAACGAGATCCAGCTATTGGATGTAAACAATCTGAAACAAAGAAGAGAAAATTTGCATTAGGAGAGCTTCAAGCTTGTAATAAAGGGTTGGAGATGTCAGAAGAACAAGGAATGATTGGAAAATTACATTCTGAAGAAACTAAAATTGGAATTTCAGCAACAATGAAATCTAAAAGAGATTCAATTCGAGCTGTAATGGAAGATATTCAAGCTGTAATTGAAGATAAAGGTAGATGGATCCCATTTGATCAACTTGATGACTTTTCATTAATACTAACCATCAAAAGGAATGATTGGAAAATTACATTCTGAAGAAACTAAAATTGGAATTTCAGCAACAATGAAATCTAAAAGAGATTCAATTCGAGCTGTAATGGAAGATAAAGGTAGATGGATCCCATTTGATCAACTTGACGACTTTTCATTCTATAAATGAGCAGTCTGGTTTGAAACAAATCAAAATTTGCACTTAATTCCTGAGTATGACGTGACTAAACGTGGCCGAAATCAACTTGATACTAAAAGCCCAGCAAAAGTACTTGGTACTATCATTAATGGAGTATTTGAAAAGATAGACGAGTTTCATTATGATGCTATAATATTTGCTGCTGCAAATAACATAGAAAACCGCATGTCATTTTACAATAAACTTGCAGACCGATTCAAAAAACGCTTTTCAAGAGTGATTACTGACGTAAAAAGTAAAATGGTAAGTTTACAGTGTTGATTACCAATACTGTTAAGAAATCATATATTGATGATTTTGTAGAGCACTTAAAGATGACTTCAAATAAACAATGAGAAAGTCTATGAAATTAAACGAAACATTTGATTCAACCATAAAATTAAACTGGAAACAAGAGTCAAAAGATCTAACGTTTGCTGAGTTTGAAGTAGACAATATTCAATATGAGTGTTTTATTGAAGCTGGAACATATGAGTTCGAAGGACATGAACTTTCTTTCTTAAACACAGGTTTTTCTAGAGTCAGTGGAAGTGATAAAATATTTGACTTAACGTTAGAAACAAAAGATTCTATTAAAGTGTTGGGTGCAGTGATAAATGGAGTTTCTAAAAAGATAGAAGAGTATCATGCTGATGCTGTGATGTTAAGTGCTGTAGATAACGTTGAAAAACGAATGAGAATTTATCAATGGATTGCAAGAAAGTTCTCTACTAAGTTTGGAATTTGGATAAAATCAATTACAGTTCCTAACGGTAAAGTAACACTTCTAATTAGTTCAAAGTTAGATAAAGCTTTAATTAATAAATTTGAAGAGCATGTAAAGCAACAAAACATTAAGAAATTGTAATTGTTGGTTACATTTCATTAGATCTATGATATAATTTATTATAATTCAAATAGAGCACCTATTATGAAAATCAATGAAATCTTAACCGAAGAAACAGATGAAGTGAAAGACATGCTTCTAAAGCTTCGGAAAGATAGTACTGGTTTTCTAAATCCAGCTAAGCTCGTGAAGATCATCGCTACCCTTAAAGGTTGGTCTAT